TGGATGACTCTAAGATTAAAATTTACTGGTTGCATGATTTGCCAGGTGATCCTGAATCAGAACATCTCAAAGGTGGTGGATGGAATCGATTTGATAAACTTGTATTTGTCTCTAACTGGCAAATGCAAGCGTATCAGAAACACTATGGTCTTCCATGGTACAAGTGTGTAGTCCTTCAGAATGCTATTGAACCAATTGAACATGTACAAAAACCTACTGACAAAATCCGATTTGTATATCATACTACTCCTCATCGTGGTCTCAATATCCTGGTTTCCGCTTTTGATGTTTTATCTAAGCGTTACCCTAACATAGAGCTAGATGTGTACTCTAGCTTTAAGATCTATGGTTGGGAACAGAGAGATGAGCCGTACAAAGATCTATTTAAGTTTTGTGAAGATCATCCTGATATAAACTATCATGGGTCTGTTCCAAATAGTGAGATTCGTACAGCTCTTCAAAAAGCTCATTTCTACGCATATCCAAATACGTGGTTAGAGACTTCATGTATCAGTCTGATTGAAGCAATGTCTGCTGGAGTGTTTTGCCTACATCCTAACTATGGGGCATTGTACGAGACTGCTGCTAATTGGACATGGATGTATCAATGGCAAGACAATGAACGAGATCACATGAAAGCTCTTGTAGAGTTGACTTCCAATGCTATTGAAGTGTATAATGAGCCTGATGTACAAAAGACACTAGTTGCTCAGAAAGCATACGCTGATGCATTTTACGGCTGGCACAACAGAAAGAATCAGTGGATCAATCTAATGAGAGTCATGCTCAAGGATTTGAAGCGAATAGATTATACAGGTGACTAAATTATTATTGTAGACTTTAACCAAGTATGCATATCTAACTTGATGATGCAGATAGGTAACCACACAGAGCTTGTATTCGAAGAGGGATTAGTGAGGCACATGATCCTAAACTCTCTTCGTCTGTACAAACAAAAATTTGGTGGGGTGTATGGTAATATGGTGATTGCTTGTGATGATAAGCAATATTGGAGAAAGGATCTTTTTCCATACTATAAAGCTGGTCGTAAAAAAGTTCGTGAGCAAAGTAGTATTGAATGGCCATTGGTATTTGAGACTCTTAACAAGATTAGAGAAGAGATAAAAAAGAATCTTTCATATACAGTAGTTCATGTTGAACATTGTGAAGCAGATGACATCATTGCAACAATATGTCTCAACTCTTTGGAGGACGTGTTAATTCTTTCTGCAGATAAAGATTTTATTCAGCTACATAATGATAGGGTAATCCAGTTTGATCCTATTCGTAAACGTAATGTGCAGGTGGAGGATCCCAAACAGTATCTTAAAGAGCTGGTAATTAAGGGAGATAGTGGAGACGGCATACCCAATGCACTCTCTGATGATGGTTGTTTTGTAAATGGCGTTAGACAAAAGCCCATAAGTAAGAATAAACTATCAAAGTGGTTAGATATGAGTTTAGAGCAGCTGTCATCTAATGTTCCAGAACTTAAAGCAGGAATTGAGCGTAACAACAAGCTGATTAATTTGTCGCTAATACCAGAGCACATAAGAATCAAAATTTGGAATGAATATCAAAAGCAGCTCACGACACCAAAAAAGGTAAATATTATTGGTTACTTTCGAGAGCACAAACTTAAAACAATGATGGAACATGCTGGGGAATTTTAATGAAATTGAGCTTATCTGAAATACTACAAAAAGCTTCTGAGTTTGAAAAGAAGCAGGATAGAATTGATTACTTGAACAAATGGGACAGTGCTGCACTGAGAGCATTATTTAAGTATGCTTATGATGATAAAGTAAAGTTTTTACTACCTGAAGGTGAACCGCCATACAAAGCAAATGAGCTTCCTGATCAACAAGGAATTCTTTTTAGTGAGTTGCGTCGTTTGTATTTGTTTATTGAAGGTGGCAATCCTAATCTTAAACCAACAAGACGTGAGTACCTATTTGTACAGTTACTAGAAACAATAGATAAAGAAGATGCAAAACTTCTGATTGCTGTTAAAGATAAAAAGATACCGTACAAAGGCATTACAAAAAAATTTGTTCAAGAATTATATCCAGGATTACTAGAGGAGTAAGATGAGTAAGACGAACAAGATGCAGCGTTCACTAGATGAAAAACAGCACCACGTATCAAAAGCAATAAAAAAAGAACATACAGATAGGTCAACTAAAAGCATTGATCGAATGTTAAAAAACAGACGATACGAACAATTTTATGATGACCTAGATCATAAACGCTACAAGGAGTACTGGGATGAACAATAGATGGTTTTGGGAAAACAAATTTATGAGTTGGTTTGAAGGTAAGCTACTTACCTTTACTAATTGGTTTTGGAATAAACGCCATCAACCACCTCCTCTTAAGAACGAACCACAGTTAGGGTCTACAACCAAGAGTAATGTTAAAAAAGCTCCTGCTAAGAAAGCTCCTGCTAAGAAAGCTCCTGCTAAAAAAACTCCTGCTAAAAAGAAAACGGACTGGAACGTAAAGTAAACAATGCCTCTATACACATTCCTTGATAAGGATAAAGATGAACTTGTCGAACTTTCTTTACGTATTGCTGACTACGATAGCTTTCTTGCCTCTAATCCTAATCTTGAGCGTTTTATTGATTCGGTTCCTGGAATTGTCGGAGGAACTGGATCAATAAAGACTGACTCAGGATTCAAAGAAGTTCTTTCTAAGGTAGCAGAAGCTCATCCTAATAGTGAACTTGCTGACAGAACAGTGTCTCGTTCTGCTACACAGGTCAAAGTTGATAATGCTGTAAACAAATACAGAAGATAAAATTGAGAACCAAATACTTTGATCATAAGCCGCTTCCCAAAATTGAAATCCCACGAAAAGAAATTGATGGTAAGCGATACTATGTTACTCCCAACGGTGACCAGTATCGCTCTGTAACCACTATACTCTCTCAGCTTACACAAGAAGCAATTCAGAAGTGGAGGAATCGAGTTGGTGAACAAGAAGCCACAAAGATATCAACAAGTGCTTCAAGACGAGGAACCAAGCTCCATACAATGATGGAAGACTACGTTGGCAACGTTGAAGACTTTGCGTTGAACAAAATGCCAATCACTACTTCATTATTCTTGGACATTCAACCTTTTGTTGATTCCAACTTGGAAGATGTGTATGGTATTGAATATCCATTGTACTCTGATCGTCTAAGAGCTGCTGGTACGTGTGACCTTATATGTAAGTACGCAGGGAAAACTACAATCCTTGACTACAAGACATCAAGTAAGCAGAAGAAAGAAGAGTGGATTGAAAACTATTTCATTCAGTCAACAGCCTATTCGTTGATGGTGAAAGAGAGATACGATATGGACGTTGAGCAGATTGTTATTATGATTGCAGTTGAGGGTGATACTCCTCAGGTATTTGTGAAAGATCCAAGTGATTACGTCAAAAAAACTATTGATATATTTGATACCTATTAGTCTTGTAGGTTGTGCTAGTACTCGAGAAGAGCATGGATCTGTTCTTATGGAGGATGTTATTGTTCAACGTACAACTGTAAGATCTACCAAAGAGAATCCAAGACCTAGAAGTAACGGAAGCATTGTAATTGAGGGTGACAATATTAACATTGGAACTATCATACTCAACTCTCCTGGTGCTGTTGTTGACAACTCAACAAGATCCGTACAAGTTCAACAAAACTACGAACCAAAATACCAATTAAAATCATATCCAGCTGGAGTTCAACGATAAGGTTTGTGCTCGCAAGTTCATGAACATTGCTAAGTTCATATTGGCTGAGATGATGGAAGCAAAGCGTGAGAAGGAGGCAGCGTAATGAAGGTATATTTGGTTATCGAGAACGACGAGGGTCTCGACGAGGTAGTGAAGGTGTTTGGCGATAGCAAGAAGGCAGATGAGTTTGCTGAGGAGCTGCGAGTAGCTAGTCGTTATACTGATGTTGCAGTAGTTGAGATGGAGGTGGAATAATGGGTAAGTTCAACAACCTGATGGCCGAGTGTGAGTCTTTAAAGACTGCGCGCGGCTATGGTATCCTGGAAGCAATCATGTTCATCAATGAGTATGAATATGAGTATCCGAGTGAGATCCGTCGTGAGCTGAAAGAATTCTGCCGTGATGGGGCTCGTACATTCGCGCAAGCACAAATGAAGGAGGCTGTATGATTACGCTAGACACTGTTCAGGGCACGCTGGTAATGGATGTTGCATCAGAGGGCAAGATGATCCGCAAGGGCACTGATGTGATCATTAGTGAAGTGGTTGATAACTTCAAGAACATCTCGGTGGAGGTGGTCTCTATGTACAACACCGTGCGTCTGCCTTTCTACGGCACTAACATCAAGCAATTGGTGGCAGCATGATCATAGAGGCTTATGATGTGGTAGGTGACTACCGCACCGGCACGCTCGAGAACTACTCGGCCGACGAGATAGCAAAGATCCTAGGATTCGAGGCTAACTGCAAGGACGATCCGAGTAAGGTAGTCTATAGCTGGGGGTTCAAGGCTGATGGAGTACACTGCGGCATCTGGGACTACTACGGCAGTCATACACTAGCTAGCTTCTCGACGTACGGACCTAAAGAAGTATTTGAACAACTATTTGGTAAGGAGAATGTACGATGCCGATGAATCCCTGGGCCTGGACTGTGCTGCAGCTAATGACTGACACTGCTATCCTGCAGGACGAACGTGACATGGAGGAGCTGATGCTGTTTGCTACTGCTAAGCTCTGCAGG